AAGAAGATCGAAGCGGAAATGATCCCACAACTCGAACAGCAAATCCGCGAGGGGTTAAAAACGAAGCCGGGACCGGCGACCAATACCCTCGGGCAGGTGCGAGGCGGCAGCGCGCGCACGGAGCAGCCAGCCGGCACGCCCAACGTGCTGAACCTCGCCCAGGTGTTTCCCTGGGGAGCCTCGCGGCGATAAGGAGAGCGATCCATGTCCTATACCGAAGTCCTTGAAGCGCATGATGTGACCGCAGAACAGTGGGAGACGGGGATTCAATCGGAATATCTCCAGCAGCTCCAATGGGCCCATGTCATGGGGGAAAGCACCGACATGCCCATTCAGGTGAAGAGTGAATTGCAGACGAAAGCCGGGTCCGCCATCAATTTGCAGATCCGCTCGCAGATGAAGGGCGGGCATGTGACGGGCCGCAATAAGGGCGTAGGGAACGAAGGCCGCGTGGATTTCTACGGCTTTCGGATCGTCGTCGATAATGACCGCCAGGTGGTCAAGGTCGAGGACGTGCCCATGTCGCAGAAGCGCGTCACGTTCGACGTGCTCACGCAAGTCCGGGAAGCCTTGGTGGATAAGGCGAAGCAGGAATTGGAAGATGCCATCATGACGGCCATGTGCGACACCGCCACGGGGCGGGTCCGAGGCCGCTATCTCTATGGCGCGCTCGATAGCAATTGGGACGCCAGCCATACCACGGCCTTGACGAACGTCGATAACACGGCGGATCAACTGACCACTGCCATGATCGATATCGCCAAGCGTAAAGCCGGGATCATCCTGAATGCCACGGCGAAGATCCGGCCCATGAAGGTGCAGGTGGGGCAATCGTTCCAGGAATGGTTCGTGAGTTTCCACCATCCCTATGCGCTGCGCGATTTAATCCAGAACGATGCGGCCTGGAAGAACGCGCAACTCAATGTCTCGCCCGTGACCTCGAACAAGGACCATGTGCTCTATACCGGCTCCAGTTTCAAGGGGAGCTGGAACGGGGTCCTGATGTATGAGTGGGACCGCATTCCCCTCATCGCCTCGACGATCCAGGTATCACACAGCCTCCTGCTCGGAGCCCAGGCGGGCGCCGTGGTCTGGGGGCAGAACAGCAAGTTTTCTGAAGATACGAACCAGGATCTCGGCCACGACTATGTGGCGGAGTTGCATGAGATCCGAGGGGTCAAGAAGATCGTCTATAACCGGAGTTCCGTCTCCGGCGAGACGAACGAAGATAACGGCGTGGTCCACTTATTCCCGGCTTCCGTGGCCGACTAAAGGAGGGGGACCATGGCACAAACCGCATTGAGTCCCACACGCATTGAAGCCATCGGCAGCATGACGCGGCTGATGATGGGGGTGGCCGGCGGGTCCGGCACCTCGACGGTGGTGACCCTCCCGGGCAAGCTCACCGTCGTGGCGGTCTTGGTGGGCGGCGCGACGAGCGCCACAGCTCCCTTTTGCGCCACGGTGTCAGCGAACACGTTTACGGTCACGACGGCGAACAACGATCTGTTTTCTTGGATCGCCTATGTCAAGGGCGGTCTCTAATTTCCGGGCCTCACCAGGGGGTCCGTAAGGACCGGGGCGTGAGGCCCGTACAACGAAAGAGGGCATGACATGTCGTCAGGATTTACGGAGTGGTACCTGCAATTATTCAATACCCGCACCCGCACCAGAATCGATGACGATTCAGGCATTTGCAATGTGCTGACGGACGGCTCGCCCGTCGAAATCTCGCTCTATACGACCGCGAGCGGCCAAACGGCGGCGGCGAACCCGCTGACCTTTACGGATGGGGCGATCCGGTTCTGGACCGTTGATACGGTCACTTCGGTGGATCTCTCGATCCTCACGGCTAGTTCCCATGCGATCTTTGCCGAATCCGTGACGCCCTCGCAGCAACGGATTGACATTGATCCAGACCGGATGGTGCAAAAGGTCGTGATTCCCTACGTCATCGTCGGGGCCTCTGAAGCCATCGTCAATACCGGCTTTACGATCGCCGCCAATATGTTGATCAAGGACATCGAAATCGATGTGCAAACTGTCGGGACAGGCGCAATTTTGGATGTCGGCACCTCGACTGATACGGATGGGTTTGCCGATACCATCGTGGTCTCCACGACTGGCTTCCCGATCACGGTCCTGGAGGAAGCGATCGTCTCCGGCAGCGGGCTCTTTGGCGCCTTGCTGGCCAATGTGACCGGGACCTATGTCAGAAAGAAATATGTACGGGCCAACACCACGTCGGGCGCGAGCATCGTCTATACCAACGGGACGAGTTCGAGTACGGCAGGGAATGGCTACATCTATCTGACCTTCGATCGGTTACCCACGCGCACCGCATGAGCCAGGATGTCATGACAGTGCCGCGCGGGCGGTTGCGGGTGCGGATGGTGAACAAGTTTCCCCTAGCCGCACGGCGGGAAGCCATCCGGCATGTCTCCTACGACTTGCATGGACTCCCGGAAATCACAGGCCTCTGTCAGCGGTATCAGGAGGGGACTGCCGTCATTCTCGGCGGCGGTCCCTCCGTGGATCAGTACGCGAAGACGATTCGCACGTTGCAGGCGCAAGGGGCCCTCGTGCTCACGATCGAGCGGATGTATCCCTGGTGCCATCGGCACGGGATCACGCCAGAGTATGTCGTGGCCCAGGACGCGAGCGAGGATGTGATTGAGGCCTTTGCGACGATCTGGCCTGGGTCCATCTTTTTGCTGGCGGCGCAATGTCCAGCCACTGTCTTTGCGCGGCTCAAGGATGAACAGACCTATTTCTACCATACCTCCGGGGATATTCCACTCGACGAGTTAGGCGGCCCGACGGCCACCGGCGTCCATCTCAATGCGGGCGGGAGTGTCGTGCTCGGCAGTCTCTCCCTTGCGATGTTTCTGGGACTCTCGACCCTGCATCTCTTCGGGTTCGATTGCCATGTGACGGCGGGCCATTATGCCCAGGGTATTGCCGGCGTCGGCGTGCCCCCTGAACGAATCCAGGTCTATGTCGGGGACCGTCCCTTCACGACCACACTCCCTTATGCGAGCATGGCGCAGCAATTTTTTGAATTGAAAACGATCGGCGAGCAGGAAGGGCTCCTCAAGCAAATCACCGTCTATGGGGATTCTCTGGTCACGGCGATGAGTCCTGCACTCCAGGGGGCCTAATGCAAAAGTATCTGGACTATGTCACCGACATCGAAGGGAACGTGATTCCCGGCGCTACGGTGCGGGTGAAACTTGCGGGCACGGCCACGGATGCCACGATCTATAGCGACAATGGCACGACGCCCAAAGCCAATCCCTTCGCCGTCGAAACGACCGACGGCTCCTATTATTTCTACGCCGCGAACGGGCGCTACGATCTGATTACCGCGGCCACGGGGTTTGTATTTGACGCGGACGATACGGCAGACCTGACGCTGTTCGATCTCACCGGGGTCGGCCCGTTGGCCATCGGCGGGGCGATCGATCCCGACGTGGCGCTCTTTGTCAAAGGGGCGTTTCAGGGGAGCGGCCCCACCTATGGGCTGATCGTCCGGCACACGCTCCAAGGCAATCCGAACCACGATATCGCCGGGATGATTATTGATCCGATCATCACCGAGGCCGCGAGCGGGGTGCATAACGAGATCATCGGCTGTGTCGATGAACCGACGATTATCAATGGGGGCGCCACCGCCAACGAAGTGGGCGCACGCATGATTGCGCCCCTGGTCTGTCCCGCCGGAACGGGCATTGGCTACGGCCTGAAACTCTGGGCGTCCACCGGGGCCGGGAGTAATTATCCCCTCTGGATCGCCTCGGGCACGTCGCGCTTCGATACCCCGATTCGGTTCCCGTTAGATGTCGGCGTGCTCTCAAAGGATGTGGCCGGGACCGGGGATGTGCCCTTGATCGACGGGGTGAATATCGGGGGGGTCACGGCCGTGCGCATCGGACGCTTGGGGCATGAGATTGTCTGGGGGCGTGCGCTCGTGGCTCTGGGGGGCGGCGCGGCCCCGACGCTCGGGACCATCGGGGGGAGCGGACCCGCGTCAGCCGCGCAAAACACCTGGCTCCAGGTGCGTGATAGCGCCGGGAATCCGGCCTGGCTCCCGGTGTGGAAATGAGCACGCTAATTGATCTGATTAACCTCGTGAACGCCCAGCAGGCGCAGATCGCGGCGCTCCAACACGAAAACGCGCAGTTGAAGGCGGTCGTCGAGCAGAGGCGGGCGGAGCCCACGACGCCGAGTCATGCGGTGCAGGCGCATACAGGCAACGGGCAGGCGGTCACCGTCTCCCTGAGGGAAGGGAAGTAGGATGCCTATCGGGTACGGCATCACCAGCGATTTTCACATCACGCGCGACGAGTTGATTGAACTCGCCTATCACGACTTGAAGGTCCTGGCCGAGGGCGAAGTCCTCTCCACCCCGCTGCTCGTGACGGGCATTAAGAAATTGAACCTGATCATTCGGGAAGTGGATCTGGCGGGGAAGCACCTCTGGGCGATTGCGGCGACCCCCAGCACGGTCACCCTTGTGTCCAACACCTTCGTCTATACCAGCGCGAATGGGCTCCCCTCGACCATCCTCTCTCTCGTCGAAGCGAGTTACCGCGATGCGGCCAGTCTGGATCGGCCCTTGAAGATCCTCACGACGGAACAGTACGAAGGGCTCGAGAACAAGACGGAGACGGGCGAACCGGACTGGGTCTATCTGACGGAGAACAAGACCGTCGCGAGTAAGACCCTCTATGTCGGGCCGACGCTCTCCAGCGTGAACACGCAATCGGTCGTGACGGGGACGGACGCCATTGTCTATCGCTGCATCCGTACACATACGGCCGACAGCACGACTCGGCCCGTGACGGGGGCGAACTACCTCCTGTACTGGGAGGTGGGCGGCAGCGGCCCGAGCGTCTGGACCACCGGGACTAGCTATACGGCACCGCAACTGCTGCGGCTCTGGTTCAAGCGGCCCTTGTTCGATTTCGATAGCGCCTCCGACAATCCTGACATGCCGCAGGGCTGGGCGAGCTGGCTGCAGCAGGAACTCGCCATCCGGTTGAGTGCCGGCCATAACGTCCCGC